CGTTGTTACGCGTGGCTCCCGTACTGCAGTTCCTTAAATAACATATAAGGATCTGAAGTGTACTGTTTGACCCAACTCGGAGGGCGGTTATACCTTACGGTTTTACCAACCTCACGCTTAGGGTCAATCTCCAAGCTCCCAATTGATGGGGGCGTAAACCATGATGGTGATGTCCGGGACCTTTCGGTTCCAGATTGAATCACCATCGGGTCGACACCACCATATAAGGAAGTGGAGTGCTCGGCCATCATAAACCAATGGACCATTGCTGGTTCACTGTCAAATGATACACCCTTTTTAACAGGCACAATTTTCTTCCGAGAACTGTGACCTGTCACAAGTGATGTATTAGAGTCGTAATCCCAACCCCCCCAAAGAAAGGAGGGAACGAATGTAGACCACCTTCGATGAAATGCAGCTAGTTTCTCTGTTGTGAAGAATGTTAAGTTCTCCCCAGAGTTAGAGCGAGCATCCCAAGAAAGGATATGGTTAAGGTGTAAGATCAAATCCGACACCGTGAGCACTTCTCTACGAATGTAGAAAGGAGTGACATCATGTCCTGCATTATAGTGTTTTCCGCATGATTCTCGGAAAGACCCGCGTGAGTGGGTCTTCTTTGAATTAACGCGAAAACCAAGCCAAGCGAACAAACGCGTAAGCCTGGGCACTATAGAACGGTGACATATTATATCGTCACCGTAAACAGATATGCGACCCTTAACCCCTGATCTCCTTGCAACTACGCGAGTTATCGCGTAGAACAAAAGAGACTCAAGCTCGAACGTGAACCCGTTACCCATAGATGAAAACATCTCTAAGGAATGGGGCACGTCGGAGCCGGGAACAAGGGTTGATTTAACCCGAAGGTGTTCGCATATTGTCCATAACGAGAAAGGAAGGCAGTGAAATGCCAACATACTCGATATAGAGTCACTTGCCGCGGATAAGTCAACAGTTGCCAGCCCTAGGGCATAAGCATCTCTTGCTAATCGTTGGTTATTGGTTTGATCACGAAGATCAATCCCAACCTTACGTAGCTTCGCGCGAATAAATTCGCCCACGCCACGTTGTAGTGACATATTGACCTCAGGCTCTTTACAAGCCACCCGGTCAATATCAGACTTTTTATCGACAGTAAACATCACACTACTATTCACAAACTGCAGGTCTAGCCCTGTTAGGGCTGAACCTTCTGTTAAGAAGTCCCAGTATGGGAAAGCAGCTGTAGTAATGTGAGCTACACCAGCGAGTTTTGATATCGCAGCAGTTTCGCTGCGCTTGATACGGGTGCTAGCTCCATTTGAGAAAGGAACTATCTTAAGAGCACCGATACTATTCAACTCGAAGAGTGAATAATGCCGGATTTCATCCATACCAAGTATGCTACAAATCAGTCGACGGACCTCAGACAAAAATGAGTCTGAAGTGCACCAACCGAAGTCTGCATCATTCATGATGAGACGTTGGTTCGTTTGCATATTTGTTAGCTCGCAGCCAAGCCATTTTTGAATGGCACTAGCTTGACGCTGTGAAGGCGGCACGATTTTGGGATCTAGATATTTAGAGAACAATTCGTCTCGTAAATACTGACCTTTAAAAGTGCCTTTATCTAAAACAGAAAGGAGCTCCTTACGGAACTTTAATCCTGTACCAGCTGGTAACCGATCATTGAAGCCTCGACGGCCTCGATTTCGATGTGTCATCTACGATTTCCTCTTAGAGTGAAATTGAAACCCCAGAATGGGGTGTGTTACAGTGGAGCAGTGAAGACGCCGAATTCGCTAAGAATAAGGCTTGCTTCCTGAACTGACTGATTACCAAATACTAAGGTAACCAGAACAAGTGCCACTGCGGCCAAATAGGCCGGACGATTCCGCAAAATGCGGATAACGTTGGACTTGATAAATTTGATCAAAGTTAGTACAACGCTGCGCCTTGAGTAAGGACAGGGTCAAGAGTGGCCTCATCCTTATCTAGAGCAGCCGCGGTGTACGCAATGATCTCATTCATCTCGTCTTCTGTTGCGTCTGGGGCGAACGTAAATTCCACTGAAGCGTGGGCTTTGCGAACTACCGAGACGATGTCTACACCAGTAGATGAGTCGGTTGAAACGACCGGCACCACAAACTTTTGGATTACCTTACGGTAACCGCCGGCTGTGACGCGAGCGGAAACAGACATAGTTTTGTCGCCCAAGGAGGTTACTCCAGGGTTCCGAAAATATGATATGTTTCCTTCGATGCGTACTGGATTAAAAGTTACCAGTACGGGTGTTGCAGCACGATTAAGTAGTGCTACGGAGGTGATTGCAGGCATTCTACAATCCTTTCTGTGGAAGTAAGGCCACAATTGGTTTTATGAAACAGAAGGATTCTGTAATCACCGGGAACAACCCCTACCTTATTTGTTATTTCACAGCAATCGCAGTCATCAGAGTCAGTATGGCTCCGATTTGCGATAGGTTTAGCTGTGGATCCCAGTAAGGCACTGGGGGAGGGGGGAATGGCATGAGCTGACGCTCAAAACATTCCAACCACTCAGTATGGGCGTAATCAAGCCCGTATTTGTGACCCATAGCACCAGCGATATAGTGAAACTCACGATCATTTTGTGAGCAGTGATAAAGTGCATCACTAACTGTACCAGTGGTTTTAGCGGTCCATTCAACGTATTTTGTCATGTAACCGTCGCGAAACTCCATCCCAAAAGGGGTGGAAAGTCCGGCGAGAAAGTTACCAATTGGTAGAAACCAATTAATGACAAATGACATTGGGAATAATTCCCATGCCAAGGCAAGCGGGTTAGTTAACCCGTGACTGCCAAGTTGAACGAGCGTGTCGTTAGTTACGAAGGCTTTAATCCCCGCTTTCACGACGTGACGGCCAGTTCCTGTACGCGTATAGACCTGAGACCCGCTGACAATAGTTGCGTCAATGGGTATCGGAATCTCTTTGCGGACAGTGATAAGCTTCGAGATGGGCTGATAAAGTCCCTCCTCGACCGCGGTTGACAAACTATGGATTTCAGACATGAGTGGTTTCCACCCATATTGATACTCCAGTTGTAAGTTGGCCGCGTTGCCTACCGAACGCAATGCACGATTTGCACTGCGTTTGGCTCGCTTTTTGTCGACTCCCAGATTAATAAGGGCAGAATAAATTCGCCCTTGTTTCACCAATTTAATTGATGTTAGGAGACGCTTAGAAGCGGAAAGTAACAATGCAACAGTCTCCGGAAATTCACCGGCGGACTGCGAGATTGCCCAATCGTTTTGTTGAACCTTACCTTGTAACGATGACAAGACCCGTGACTCCAGATAACCTGGAGGATAGGGTACTATATCAAGGTCAGTACGATGATGGACACCCCAGAACCCCAGCAAATTTTGCGGAGGGCCCTCGAGTTGTTCATAATATTTATCAACAGAAACATACGGCGAGCAGGGACTGAAAACAGCCCAAATCTCATCCGCTGTTGCTTTAAATTGAGAAACATCATTACCATATCGAAAGGTATTGTAAGGTGTAGGACTATTATAACCGCCGGACGAGTTTCGTTTAGTGGTTATTGCATCATCACGGTAAGCATGACGCGACTTGTGAGTAGACGGATTCGAACTAACAGTAACTGCACCGGTAAGATTATCGGTAACAGTCATTATAGTCGGATAAGTTTTATCACTAATCGTTATGTCACGTGCCATGAAGATTGCTCCTATCAACAGTAGTTGGTAGGCAGGGCC